ACTAGCACAACCATGCTAAAAGACAGCACAGCTAATAACAAATAAAGCTTGACAACACCTTATGTTCTGTGTAAAACTACCCATACCAGCTTTGTGTTAGCCTTAGTAGTTAACAAATATGAAGAGCAACAATTCTTAGACTACCTATCGGTCACTGGTGAAAGTAATGAGCTTGTATCGGCTGCTATAGAGAAAAGACTCAGGATGATGGTGTAGGTTCGAAACTACATCGTCTTCTTCGGACACTGGCTGTGCGGACACCTAGCATAGACCAGATCAAACTTGATGTGGGTATTGATTAAAGACTGCGGCCATTGGGGGTGGGAACTAACTGCAGTTATAAAAGAACACATCCCTTATGGGCTTTCTAGGTGTTGGTAGGTTGGATAGTGGTTAGATAGATAATAATAATAATTGTCTCTACCACTATGTGACATTGACATACAGTTGTTTATATATTAATAACAATTGGTCTCTACCAACATTGGGACAGGTTGGTATCAATCAGTGATAGTGCTGATATACCACCTTTAGTAAACCTATGTCTAAATAGTGGTGTATAATAATAGTTATTATGATACAACTATACACAAGACAACAAGTAGAAGATATGGGTTTGTTACATAGCAAGCCCTACAGTGTGTTAGCAGATGCTTTCATATACATCAGCTATGGCTTTGTTGATAAGATGAAGCTCTACCATAGTGATGTCTATTATGTTAGAGCTGCTTTAGAGAAGCATAGTGGTTATTATTTTTCTCTTAAGCAAGTAGAAGATGCTATGTTGGCAGAGGGGTGGAGAGAACATCGCCATATGCCTAGGAAGAAACAAACTAAAGGTGGTAGTAAATAATGGGTATCATTTCTAAACTAGTAAGCAAGATTATTAAAACCTCTGCTGAGGATGCTGCTAAGAAGGCAGCTGAAAAAGCAGCTAAAGAGGCCGCTAAGAAAGCTGCTGCTAAAGCTGCTAAAGAAGCAGCGGAGAAGAAAGCTAAAGAAGCTGGTAAAGAATCATTCACTTTTGAAGGCAGAACATACAACACTAAGAAAGCAATGGCTATGGGTGGTTCAGTAACTCGTGTTAGTGCTGGTCCTCGTTTAGGTAAATAATATGCCATTGCCAGAACGAGTTAAGACACAGATGAAGAAGGAAGGATTGTCAGGCGTTAACAAGCCTAAGAAGACTCCTTCGCATCCCACTAAGTCTCATGTTGTTATGGCCTCTGAAGATGGCAAATATAAATTGATTAGGTTTGGACAGCAAGGTGTTAGTGGTAGCCCTGCTAAGGAAGGTGAAAGAAAAGCTGACAAAGCCAGACGAGCTAGCTTCAAAGCTAGGCATGCTAAGAACATAGCTAAAGGTAAGATGTCAGCTGCTTATTTTTCTGATAAGACAAAATGGTAATATGACAACATACACTAAGCCACAGATGCGTGAGCGTCTTAAAGATAAAATAATGTCTTCTTCTAAAGGGGGCGATAGCGGTGAGTGGAGTGCTAGAAAAGCTCAGCTATTAGCTGCTGAGTATAAGAAGGCTGGTGGTGGTTATAGCGGTGCTAAGAAGGATTCTCAGAAGAGTCTTAGCAAGTGGACTAAGCAGGAGTGGACAACTTCTGATGGTAAGCCTTCAGAGGGTAAGAAGCGTTATTTACCAAAGAAGGCATGGGAAGGGCTTAGCAGCTCTGAGAAGAAAGCCACCAACGCTGCTAAAGCTGCTGGTGATAAGGCAGGTACACAGATGGTGAAGCAGCCCAAGAAGGTTGCTGATAAGACAGCAGCATATAGAAAATAATGATTACGCATTACCCACCAAATATAACGCCTTATGAACAGCAAGTTGCTATGGGGATGGTTGCGGGTGCTACACCTGTTAACATCTTTGGTTTCAATTCCAGCGTAGGTACAAGCTTTGTTAGTCTATGGGAGAATACTACAGACATTGTATTCCCTACAGCAGCAGAGCAGATGGATGTTGTTAGTAGTAGTGCTAGTGATACAGCAGTGTCTGTGTTAGTGGTTGGATTAGATGCCAGCTACAATAACATACAAGAGGTTGTTGCTTTGAATGGTACAACAGCTGTCACAACCACAGCCAGCTTCTTACGTATTAACACTGTTGTTGTCGTTAGTGGTAATAATGTTGGAACCATTACATTGTCTGATGGTTCCACCTACGCTAAGATTGCTATTGGTATTGGGAAGAGTCAAGCTAGTTGGTATACAGTACCAGCTGGTCACACCTTCTATCTATATCGCATTGATGCTTTTAGTGCAACAGCTAACGGTAGTCACTATCTATTATTTAGAAATAAAAGCATAACTGCTAGCGGCACTATATTAAGAGTTGCAGAGACAACGTTTTTAAACAATATGAATATTCAGCGTGTTGTTCCTTTTGCTTATCCAGAAAAGACAGACATAGTGTTTCAGGCTAAAAGCAGTAGTAGTACTAACGAGGCTGGTATTTTTGCTGAAGGCATTCTGATTGCAAACTAATGTATTTAGAAAAAGTTGTGAAGCCCCGTGCTTCGTTATCGGCAAAGCCAAAACAAATGGCAGCGCTATTGAAAAAGAGAGAACCTGAAATGGACATGACTAAAGCACAGGCAGCTGCCGAGATTAAACGTTTACGTGGGCAAGCTAAAGATGAAGCTATTCCTCAAGAGGCACGTAACAAGATGTTAGATCGTGCTAATGAAATTGAGTATATGTTTTATGAAAAAGAAAAAGCAGCTGGCATGGCTAAGGGGGGTGCTGTTAAGAAGAAGCCTGCAATGGCTAAGGGGGGTGCTGTGAAGAAGACAATGTCATATGCCAAAGGGGGTATGGCGATGTGTGGCGCCAGTGTTCCGGCTAGTGGTAGCAAGAAGAAATAAGCATGGCAAATAAGAACAGGTCTGTAGTGGTGGTAGCGACAACAACGATGGCTACTGCCTATGTTGTTCCTTCGTTGTTTAATAGCTACATTAAATCATTATTAATATCTAATAAAATAACTAGCGCTACAGACCTGTCTCTTTCTATCTATAACAAAGCTTTGGACACTACAACTATTTTAATTGTAGATTTAGAAATAACAGCTAACAGTGTAGTACAGATAAGTGATATGATGTATATGGAGCCGGGTGATGCTATTAAAGTTGAAGCTGGTGTTAACGATGCATTAACTGTTTGCATTGTAGTGACAGAAGAATACAAAGGTGGAGTAGTATGACAGGGGTAGCTAATAAAGAATTAAACGAGAAGCAGCTCAAGTTTCTTGAGGTGTTGTTTAATGAGGCTGGTGGCAATCCAGTGAAGGCTAGACAGCTAGCTGGATATAGCGAAGGCTATGGCACTAAGAAAATTATGGATAGCTTAAAAGCTGAAGTGATTGAAGCTACCCAGCTCTACATTGCTATGCATGCACCTAAAGCAGCTATGGCTATGATAGCTGGTATTGATGATCCTACTGAGCTTGGCACTAAAGAAAAGATTAATGCTGCTAAAGATTTGTTAGACAGAGCTGGCTTAGGCAAGACAGATAAAGTACAAATTGAAAGCACTGGGGGTATTATGTTGTTGCCACCTAAAGATGTTAATAGAGACGATGACGAATGAGTAGAGACTTAGGTAAATGGATATTGCCACAACCAATAGCTGAAAATGAATGGGTACCTATTCCAAAGATAGGTAGACAAGTACCATTTGGTTACAAGGCAGATGATAATGATGATACAATACTAATACCAGTTGTGTTGGAGCTACAAGCATTAGAGATAGCTAAGAAACATTTAAAGCAATATAGTTCAAGGCAAGTGGCTAATTGGTTAACTAAGCAGACAGGTAGAACTATTACTCATGCTGGTTTATTACATAGGATAAAGAGTGAACAGTCCTTCAGACGCAAAGCTACAACTTACCGCAACATTTCCAGAAGGCTCGAAAAAGCCATTGAGCAAGCGCAAAAGTACGAAGCGCGTCTCAGCGCAGACGAAAAAGCAAGCTACACATTTAAAGACAGCTACAGTCCAATCACCGATAGTAATAGCTGACGCCACAGGAAGTGCTGCCTCTTCAGATAGTGCTTCAGATTTTAACGAAGGTGATTACAACATCATCTTTAAGCCTAACCCCGGCCCACAGACAGACTTCTTATCAGCGTCGGAGAAGGAAGTGTTGTACGGTGGAGCTGCTGGTGGGGGTAAAAGCTACGCTATGCTAGCTGACCCACTACGCTACATGACTCATCCACAGTTTTCTGGGTTGTTGTTACGGCATACAACAGAAGAACTACGTGAATTGATATGGAAAAGTCAGGAGATGTACCCAAAGATATTGCCGGGTATAAAATGGAGTGAACGTAAGATGCAATGGGAGCACCCAAGTGGTGCAAAGTTGTGGATGTCCTACCTAGATAGAGACGAAGACGTACTACGTTATCAAGGTTTGTCCTTTTGTTGGATAGGTTTTGATGAGCTTACCCAATGGGGTACACCTTTTGCATGGAACTACATGCGTTCACGCCTACGTTCTACTGCTAGAGACCTACCAGTGTGCATGAGAGCCTCTACTAACCCCGGTAACAAAGGCCACAGCTGGGTAAAGAAGATGTTTATTGACCCAGCCCCCGCTGGTAAATCGTTTTGGGCGACTGATGTAGAGACAAATGAGGTGATGGTCTACCCTAAAGGTCATAGTAAAGAGGGTAAGCCACTG